CAGCCATTGCACCACCTGCTACGATCCAACGATATACATCATTGTACTTATCATACACATATAATGCAGTAGAATCAATAACAGCATAAGAAGAAGAAGTAATTCCAGTAACAGTACCTGCGCCATTAGCCCATTCCAATAGATCGGTCATAGCAGTTGAGTTGTTGACTGTTTCTTCAACTCTAGGTGAAACAAATGACACACAGTCCATTCTATTTCTTGCTATCGTAATCATTTTGTTTGCATGATCTTTAGAACCTGAAACTGTGTTTACAGCACCTGGTCCACCAATGATTAAATTAACATCAATAGTTTCAGTATCTTCGAACAACTCGTAAGCTGACCATAATTCACCTTGTGTAGGGGAATTATCATCAGTACCATTAACTAAAGTTCTGTCAGCAATACCAGCAGAAGGCCAAATAAATGTTGTACCCGTTGCAGTAGTTCCTGCTTTTGTTAAAGTGGCTTCTTTATTACCAAACCTAATGTAGTCTGATTGCTTGTTAATAACATCAACATAGTAGTTACCAGTCCCATCAGATCCTTTAGCATCTTTTGCTTGTGAAAGAAAAGCGAAAGTTTCTAATACTGTATCCTTTTGACCCGTCCAATCACCCGTTGAATCAAATACAATAACGTGCATTTCATCAGCAGAACCTGATTTTGAATCAACATAGTCAGATGTATTAGGTGCAGAATCAAACAATTTGTTATATCCTGCTGTAGTCCAAATACCCCAAGCTGTGGCATCAGCACCAACCATAGCAACTTTTAATCCGTTGCCTAATACACCAGGATATTTTGCAACCCAGTTAGTAGTCGCTGGTATAGTTACTTCAGTGTAGTGATCATCATTTTTAACTAATAATCCTGCGGTTCCATTAGTTGCGTTTAAGTTGCTAGTTGCAGCTCGAACCACTCTTAATGATTCGCCATACTTCAAGAATGAAGCAGCTGGCATGAAAGTGTGAAAAGTGTCGTCATTTGGTTCTCCGAACCAATCAACAAGACCTTTTTCTGACCCTACAGTTATAATTTCTCCAACCGGCCCCCACTGAAAACATCCAGCGATTGCTCCAATTGATGTCGATACTGCAGGGATGACGTTTGTTAAATCTATTTCTTTTACCTGAACACCAGGTGAAACTTGAAATCCCATTCTATTATCCTCAATAAATTAATTTATATGAATTCATTATACGGTTAGTACTCAATTATTATTATTTATAATAATAGAGATTTCTATAATAAATTCCAATCCCTTGAATTATCATCCTGTCCATCATCTATAAACCCAAAGGGTATCATATCTCTCTCTATCTCTGCTTGTTGCTCATCATATATTAACGACTTGATGTTAATATCATATATCTCATTGAATATACCAAGTTGTACAAAATAACCAAACATTACTAGATTCATTACTAAATCATCATGATGTGCCTTACCAGCTTCATAGGATGAACCCTTTGCTATGAATGTAGTTAATTCATGTATTGTCTCTGCATCATATATGGTTAACTTACCTTCTTCTATAATATCCTTTATATTAGAACAACCTATTCGCTTAACCTTATGTGTCATTGTAATACCTACATCTTTTGATTTAACAAAAGATTCTACATAGGTATTATCATATTCTAATTCATAATATAACTCATTACCAACAACAGATCCTTGATCATTTGATTCTATAACTACATAACAATTATTATATACCTTAGCATACTTATGTATAACATCAGGAAATAATAAGGGTGATATAGTATTTACTTGATATACAGCGACCTGTTCAAATACATCACCTGTAACATCTATTATATTAAATGTAGAGTAATCTCTACCTCTTCCTTTAGCTACATCAACAAACATTATATATTGATGTTTTTCTACTGTCTCTTTATATATACGAACACCATTATCGAGTCTATGAAGTGGTTCTATTGCTCGTAATGATAATAGTGTATTTGCTGTTATTAGAGTATTACCTACACCAATAAATCTATTACCAAATTCCTGTTCGAATTGTAGTTCTGACGTATTGGAGATTGTCTCTTTTTTCCATTCTTCATCTCTTCCCGGTACATCGTACCAGTCAACTCGAAATGGTTTATACGAGTTAACACCTTGAGTTGCACCTTCCCATAATTTGTGATATACATTACCTAACCCATTAGCAGTTGATGTGATAATAACCCGAGTAGTCTTACCTGATGATATTACTGGATATGTTGATGTATAGAACTCACCATCATTCTCTACAAAGGCAAACTCATCAAGGAATAATAAGGATATAGACATACCACGAATAGAAGAACCTGATGTAGCAGCTGCAATAATACGAGAATTATTAGAAAACTCTATAGATCCTTTATTAAGTACTTTACATCCTGCTTGAAGAAAGAAAGGTAGGTTCTCTAATGCTAATGTTACTCTAGACAACATTTCACGAGCAGTAGCACCTTTGTTTGCAAGAATAGCTATAGTCTTATCTGGATGGAATAATGCATACCATAGAAGATATACAACAGATGATATTGATTTACCTGATTGACGACAGGCTAATACTATAGAAAACCTATTATCTTCAAAATGTTGAAACATCTTCTCTTGATAAGGATATAAATCAAATGATGTTAAACCTTTATCTAAATGGACAATCTTAATATATTTACGAGCAAAGTAAGCGGCATCATCCACACATTTAGAATACTCTTCTACTTCATGTAAAGACCATTGATGTGATATACCATCCTTCTTTACATTAGCATTACCGAGATAACCAGCATGTCCATTAATAAGTTCCATAGTCTTCCATTATACCTTCAACGATCATTTCAATAGCTCGTGGATTATCAGATTCTATTGTTTCTGATCTACACTGATACCATCGTTTTAATTCATTTAATATAGTTTTCTCTAACTTTAATGTTTCTTTTTTGTTGAGATCAAGTTCATATGTTTTATAATATGATAGTAGCGGATCTGATGTTCTATACGCTTTAAGTCTTTGCTTTAAGTCTTTAGTGATACCAACTTTAATTAAATTATTCTTTATCTTTATAATATAATAATACATCTTGACATTTCATGAATAATAGTGTATAATATAACTATGTTATGGGGGAAAGGATGGTATACTATTCCTTAGTATGCTCAATCACATCTTCATTCTTAGCCGCTAATAGTTTCTGTAGATCGGTAGATGAACCAATGAAAACATTATTATTAGTAATAGTTTCAGTTGGTTTATCACCGAGTTCAATCTTCTTCTTTTCTTTCTGAAGATTCATTAATGATTCAACTACTTCTGCGTTAGTTTTGATCATATTAGAAAGGACTTCAAAGGCACGTGGGTGTTCAGATTCACGTGCTAAATCCATCATGAGCTCTATACCTTCCGATTGTTTATCAGAAAGATTATATAGTGAGGATCTTATATATTCATAATCCTTATCAATATCTTTTTTCATAATTAATGTTCGACAAAAAAGTCGGTTGTTTGTAGTATACGATATTCGTCTGTCCCTGGTGTGGTAGAAGCAGAAACTTGTGTGTCGTCCTTTTCAGCAGCTGCAGGATCAACATCAACATTAATAGTTTCTAATAATATCTGAGGTGTCCTAGTAGTATCTGTTATATTAGCATCTACGTGCTTAATAACAC